GCAGCTTTCCCGTCTGTACTCCCATTCCCTGGGATTCTCCTTCCTGCTGTCCCTGCACCAGTTCTTCCGACTGAAACAGGGACAGATATCCATTGACCGCCTCCGCTATCTTCTGGTAGTCTGCCTCTTCCATCTCACAATTCCACCAGACAGAATCCTTATACGAGCTCAGTTCCGGTCCTGCCATTCGCTCCCCATCGTTTTCTTGTTTCAGACCGGTCACATCACTGATTAAAAACTTCATCTGATCCACCAGTCCATTGGTCCTCTCCAGCACAGAGACGGTAAGACGGGTATATCCACTGTCCAGGAAGCCCTGTCCCAGTTCAATCTTTCCTCTAAGATTCTCATCCAGTCTCCCATAGCAGACTTTCCCCACATAGTGCATATCCTGCATTGCGATCCGCCCTTCAAACATCTTTTTCAACTCTTCTGATACCATTCTGCTGTTCCTCCACTTCTATCGTTCCTATACCGCTCTGTAATGCCAACAATAAAACCCCCAGCTGTGATAGAAAATCACACGATGTCTGGGGACTTTATTCTTACCACTGTCAGGAGCCCGGCAGGCAGGAACCCGTTGATTCTGCCGCCGGCCTTAGTCATAATCGTCAATTCTTTGTGTCATTACAATCCCTGAGTGGAACTGAATTTCAATCTTATCTTCGCTGATTACCTTGATACCCTTAATCAGCCGTCTGACCAGTTCATCGTCAAACTGACGCTTTAGGTAGTTGGTCTTCCGGATGTATTGGCCCATGCCCTCCACTCTCTGGTCGTAGGCTTCGGCCAGCTGCTTTTCCCGAATCAACTCCGTCCTCTTTTTCTTGAAAGCCCGGATTTGGTCCGCAATCTCCCGGTACGCCCGGTCGAACTCTTCATCGGCGCTCTCCGTTTTGGCGCTGTCCTCGATTAATGCCAGCATCTGTTTCTGCAGCGCATCGATCTTCTCATCATATTCGGTTGGTTCCACGTTATCCGAGTAGCTACCCAGGATCCGGATGACATTATCCCGGAAGGCATCGATGAACTCCCCTTCATCCTTTACCACAGAGTTGACGGCCTCCATAATCGCCTCATGGAGCGCTTTTTCTTCCAGGCTTGGGGAATGTTTGCACTTTTTGGTTCCACTCTTCAAGCGGCTGTAACAGCGCCACACCGGCTTTTTTGTCCCTCCGTTCACCCAGACCTGCCTGCGGTAAGGCTGTCCACATTCTTTACAGTACATGATGTCGGCTAACACATACTTGGAGCTATATCTTCCCCGGATGGTGGATCCCTTCTTGTTGGCTGGGCGGTAGACATTGGCCCTGCGGGCCCTCTCCTCCTGTACCTGATAGAACAGTTCCCGAGGGATAATCGCTTCATGATTTCCTTCGATGTAATACTGTGGCACAATTCCTTTATTGACCGCTCTTTTTTTCTCCAGGAAATCCACGGTATAGGTTTTTTGCAGCAGCGCATCTCCCATGTATTTCTCATTCATCAGCATCTTGGAAATCACCGTGGCATGCCACACGGTGTTTCCCGTCACAGTCCGGATTCCTTCCTTGGTAAGCGTCTCTGCAATTTTGTTAATGCTGTTTCCTTCCAGGTATAGACGGAAGATCCTGCGGACCAGCTTTGCCTCATCCGGCACAATGATCAGATTTCCTTCTTCATCCTTGGTGTATCCCAGAAATTTATTGTGATTTACATATACCACTCCGTTTTCAAACTGCCGCACATACCCCCAGTGTACATTTTCACTCAAGTTCCGGCTTTCCTCCTGGGCCTGACTGCTTAAAATGGTGATCAGCATTTCCCCGCCATCCCCCAGGGTATTGATATTCTCCTTTTCGAAATACACGGCAATATTCTTTGCCTTTAATTTTCGGATATGGGTAAGGGAGTCTACCGTGTTCCTGGCAAATCGGCTGATGGATTTTGTGATGACCATATCAATTTTTCCTGCCATGCAGTTATCAATCATTGCTTGAAAGTCATTCCGCTTGCGGGTCATGGTAGCGCTTTTTCCGTCATCTGCATAAATTCCTGCAAACACCCATTCCGGGTTGCTATTTATTTTTTCTGTATAATAATTCACTTGTGCCTCGTAGCTGGTCTCCTGCTGTTCCTGCAAGGTGCTGACCCTGCAGTAGGCTGCCACTCGTAGTCGCTTATATTGGGCTCTTGTATCGCGGCTGTATTCCGGATTTGCTGGGATCACAGAGATGTTTTTCTTTACAACGGTTGCTGTTCTGGTCCGTCTCATCCGTTTTCCTCCCTTCTGCTTCCCGGATAGGAAG